TAAACCTATACAAAAAAATACAGCATGGATATAAAGAACCCTCTATTCATCTGATGAGTACAAAGGCAGCAGAGATAACAAAGATAGCAGTTAATTGTTTTCTTACCACAAAGATCAGTTATGCTAATATGATTGGTCAAGTATTAGCAAATTCTAATCTTTATGATGAGATTGAAACTGTGCTATCTTCAATAGGATCTGATAGTAGAATAGGAAGTAAATATCTTAACTTTGGATTTGGATTTGGTGGTCCTTGTTTTCCTAGAGATAATCGTGCTTTTGCATCTTATGCTAAACAAGTTGGTGTACAACATAACATAGGATCTACAACTGATAATTTTAATAAAGGACATCTCATCTTCTTAAAACATTATTACATAAATCAAAATAAAGATAGACTTCCTTTTTGTTTTCATTCCATAGCATATAAACCTGGTACTGATATACTAACAGAGAGTCAACAATATCAATTATGTTTAGAGTTTTTAGATCTTGGTTATAAAGTATATGTGTTAGATGATTTGCTCAAAGGTAAATGTGATGATAGAATAGTATTTGAAGTACCAAAAGAATTTGTTTACAGGATTGATATATGATTGGATATGATAGATTAGGAACCAATGGTAGATTTGGTAATCAGTTATTTCAGTATGCTGCATTGAGAGGTATTGCTGCTCATCATGGATATGAGTGGTGTATTCCTCCTGATGATCATCATACTTATGCCAACTATGGTATTCATCATCCATTTAAGTTGAAACATTTAAAGCATGAGGGTTTTGTTAATTCTAATAATAGTCCACAAGCTATGTTTAGTTTTGAGAATATACAACAGTTAAATTCTACACCTAATGTAAGAGAGTCAGGTCATAATTTTGATCAAGAATTATTTGATAATTTTCAAGATGGATCTAATCTAGATGGTTTCTGTCAGACTGAAAAGTATTTCAAACATATTGAAAATGAAATTAGAGAAGACTTTGAATTTAAAGATGATATACTACAACCATGTAAGGAGTTTATAGATGAATATGATAAGATAATATTTTTACATGTAAGGCGTGGAGATAATGTAGGTAGAGAAGATTATCATCCTATAGTTTCATTTGATTACTATGATAGAGCAAGAAAATATTTTGATGATGATGTTAATATTTTAGTATGCACTGATGATCCAGAATGGTGTTCAGAACAATCATACTTTGATGATGATAGATTCTTACTTAATACTGATGTTCCAAGATATGATCATCTATGTTTAGAAGGTGATGGCACACATAAACATTCCTGTGTTCCATATACAGATCTTTGTTTAATGTCTTTATGTCAAGGTGCTATTCTTGCTCCTAGCACATTAGGATGGTGGGGTGCTTGGTTACAGAACAATACAGGTCCAGTTGTTGCACCTAAGAAATGGTTTGGATCTAAAATGTCACACTTAGATTTGAGTGATTTATTTCCAGATAATTGGATTACATTAGATGACTAAACACAATCTAACAGATACAACTTTTATTATTCCTGTAAGAATAGAATCAGATGATAGACTTAGAAATGCTATCACTGTCTGTTCTTTTTTGTTGAGTAAATTTGATACTAATATTCTAATTAAAGAAGTTAATTCTGAACCTGTATTTGAGAATGAAGCACTACCACAGATTAAAGAATTTCTAGGTGGTGATCCAAATATAAAATACTTTTTTGAAAAGGAATCTGATAATTCATTCTTTCATAAAACAAGATACTTTAATGAACTTCTAAGTGAAACTAATACTGATGTTATAGCAGCATATGATATAGATGTTTTATTACCTGTATCAACATATATTGAATCACAAAGGATGTGTAAAGAAGATTATGATTTAGTATATCCTTTTGGTTTTGGTACACAAGAAGATCAAGTTAAATGGCAAAAGAAAGTATTTGCATCTGATGAATTAGTAAGTGATTTTCTAAATGGTAATTTTGATCTGAATGTTTTTGAAGGACATACTCAGATTGATAGAGCACAATGGGGTCATGCACAATTTTTTAAGAGAAGATCATATATTGATGCAGGTATGGAGAATGAAAATTTTAAAGCATGGGGACCTGAGGATGAAGAAAAACATTATAGATTTCATAAACTAGGATACAAAGTAGGCAGAGTTATTGATTGGGTTTATCATCTAGAACACTCAAGAGGAGATGACTCAGAGAGAACTAACATATACTTTCAAGATAACTTAAAACTTATGGAAGACATAAGAAGTTTAAGTGTAGAAGAACTTAGAAAATATTATAATACTCAAAAATATTTGAGAAAATATTATTCAATTATATTCTTATAATGATTGATCTAAAAGATACAACTTTTATTATTCCTGTAAAGATAGAGTCAGATGATAGACTTAGAAATGTTATTACAGTGTGTTGTTTTCTACTAGAAAATTTTGATACAAAAATAATACTGAAAGAAGTTGACACTGAATCTGTATTTAAAGAATCAGCACTACCCCAGATCAGTGAATATGTAGAGGACTCAATTGAAAATCTAACACATATACATCAGACACCAGATCCAAATGATCCTGTATTTTATAGAATGAGATATCTCAATGAGATGTTATCAATGGTAGATACAGATGTGGTTGTTAATTATGATTCTGATGTTTTATTGCCAGTGAATACATATGTCAAAGCGCAAGAGATGTGTAAAGGTGAATATGATTTAGTATATCCATATGGACAAGGTATATGGCAGAAACAAATATTTGCTGATGATAATTTAGTGAGTGAGTTTTTATCTAATGATTGTAAGTTTGATATCTTAGAGAAACAGAGTAAAGACTATGACGCACAATCAGGTCATGTGCAATTCTTCAAAACTAAATCTTATATTGAAGGTGGAATGGAGAATGAAAACTTTAAATCATGGGGACCTGAAGATGCAGAAAGATTGTACAGATTCATTACTTTAGGTTATAATGTTAGTAGGATAAATGATTGGGTGTATCATTTAGAGCATGCCAGAGGAGAAAATTCATGGTATAATAATCCACATATGCAGAACAATAAGAATCTTTGGGAGTCACTTCAAAGGATGAACAAAGATCAGTTGAAGCAATATTATACCAGTCAAGATTATTTGAAGAAATACAAATGATAGGTTTTAATTATCTTGGTAAGTTAGGTCAGTTAGGAAATCAAATGTTCCAGTATGCAAGTGTCTTAGGAGTTGCAGAAGGAATAGGAACATCATGTTGTATTCCTAAACATAAAGATGTAGTTGTTGATGGATTAGGTAATAGATTAAGAGTTGAATTGTTTGATGCTTTTAAAATAAATCCAGAGCATGTTGGGTTTATACCAGCACAAGATTTACAGGAAAAAACATATGAATATGATGATTCTTTTCTTAAATTAAATCCTGATATAGATACCAATCTAGTTGGATTTTTTCAAACAGAAAAATATTTTAAACATGTAAAAGATAAGGTTAGAAAAGAATTTACTTTTCAAGATTACATAGTGAATGAATGTGCAGAGATATTAGATGTATTTGAAAATCCAATAGCATTACATATTCGTAGAGGTGACTATCTTAGAAACTCAATGAATCATCATAATCTTACATTAGATTATTATAAAGAAGCATTGACTTACTTTCCTAAAGATAGACAGGTTGTTATATTTTCAGATGATACTGAGTGGTGTATGGAACAGTTGCTATTTGTTGATGATAGATTTATAATATCAGAAGGAAATGGATCTTATCATGATTTGTATTTAATGACTCAATGTAGTGATTTTATAATATCTAATTCTACATATTCATGGTGGGGTGCATGGTTAGCAGACAGAGGAACTGTCATAGCACCTAGTGTTTGGTTTGGTCCTAATAACTCGCATAAATCATTAAAGGACTTGTATCCTTCTCATTGGAAAGTGATTACAGTATGACAGTATTTTACATCAATTATTCTGATATCAATTATCGTGATCATCAGAACTTTTTAGTTGACACCATCAAGAAAAATAATTTGTTTGATGATGCAGAAGCATATACTAGAGAGTGGTTAGAAACAACAGACTTCTATAAAGAAAATAAAACTATCTTAGATAAAGATAGACTAGCTGGTTATGCACTTTGGAAACCATTTGTGATTCTTGATAAACTCAAGAAAGTAAATGATGGTGATATTGTTGTGTATATGGATTGTGGTGATATACCTTTACAGGGAATCAAAGAATGTATCAGTGATTATATGAAAGATCATGATCAGTATTTTATATCACAAAATCATACTGGTGTAAACAAATGGTTTACTAAGAGAGATTGTTTTCATTATATGGGATGTGATGAAGAAAGATACTGGAACTCAATACAATTAGAAGATGGATTCCTAGCATTTAAGAAGACAGATTATAATATAGAACTTGTAACTGAGTGGATGAAATATTGTGCTGATGAAAGATGTGTAAGTGATATACCAAATCAATCTGGATTAGATAATTTAGAAGGATTTCAGGATCATAGACATGATCAAAGTATCATTACTCTTCTACAATTAAAATACAATCTACCATGTGTGATGGGACATACAGGTATCAGATATTTTATTAAGTGGAATGTATTAGAACATAAAGATGGTGTAGAATATTCTAATGGTGTGTATGATTGGGATGAAACAGGAAAGATAATTCAAGTGCAAACATCTGAAGATGTTGATCATAGTATTATTCTTACAGTTCATAATAAAGGATGGTTGTTACCTAGAGTATTAGATGGTATCAAACAAAATACTACAGGATCATATGAATTGATTGTAGTATTAGATGGTTGCACAGATGACTCTGAGAGCATTCTAAATGACTTTGTAAAGGGTAATAAAGATATTAAGATAAAGATAGTTCATACTCCAGATGTCTTTGAGACAAAGGCAAACAATGCAGGATTAAAAGAAGCAGAAGGTGATAAGTTAATCATTGTGCAAGATGATATGGTAGTAAAGGAAAATGGTTGGAATATTAGATTACAAAAACCATTTGATAACTTCTATGATGTGTTTGGTGTGACTGCTAGATCTGCATTTAATTATAGGTTTAATCAAAGCAGTAGATGTGCATATATGGATGAGGAAGAGGATCTAAAAATTGATACTGATTGGAGTGATATGTTTGGTTATCAATCTCATATAAATCGTGATGAAGGATTGCAAAGAGATATCTTTGCTGTTAGAAACAATGTATGTCGTGGTCCTTTAATGTTGGATCATGAAGACATGTGGAATCTAGATTACTTTGATGAGATCTTTGCACCACAAGATCAAGATGATGCTGATCTATGTTATCGTGCATGGAAACAATTAAACAAAGTTGTAGGTGCTTATTGGATTGATTATGAATCTGATAATACATGGGGTAGCACAAGACCTGATGGGCATACACCTGCACCTTGGTTGTTTAAAGCACACCATAAAAATACTAGAATTGTATGGGATAGACACCATGATATAATTCTAAATGAAAACCATGATGAGAATAGGAAATTGAACTGATGAATTATTCTGAAAGATTTAGTAGCAAGTTTTTTGCTAGATTATTAAAACCAGAGGGACAAAATCCTATTAGAGATAGAGCAACCTCTTTTGAAATTATCTTTGAATTGTTAGATCAAAAACAAAAGAAAGATAATTATTTGATTGTAGAAACAGGATGTATGAGAGGAGATCATAAACCTGCTAACAGTCCATACGCATTAGGAGATGATGGAGCTAGCACATACATCTTTGATGACTTTATAAACTTCTATGATGGTGAAGTTTTATCTGTAGATATTAAACAAGCAAATGTAGATTATGCTGACAAATATACATCAGATAGAACAAGTGTATATTGTAGTGATTCAGTAAAATTTTTATGGGATTTAGATGAAAGAAATAAGATTGATTTTTTATATCTTGATTCATTTGATTTAGATCCAAACAATCCTACTCCATCTCAGGTGCATCATCTCAAAGAGTTATGTGCATGTATGAAGAACTTATCAAAAGGAACTATAGTAGCAGTTGATGATCACTTAAATACACCAGAGTTTGATCAGTATAGATCTACTTTAGTTCAAGGTGGTAAAGCAAGATATGTTGAAGATTTTATGAAAGATATAGATGCAGAACTTTTACATGATGGTTATCAAATTGTATGGAGATTATGATGAATGATGTTTTAATTAAAGCTTATCATGGTGGTTTAGGAGATTGCTTACAGTTCTCTACGCTTCCAGAACAATTCTCAAGACAACAAGGTAGAGAGACATATGTTCTTGATGAATCTCATTTTAGAAATAAAGAAATATATGATTTGGTATGGGGATGTAATCCTTATATTAAAGGAGTAAAATCAGGTCATTGGAATGCTGGTGATATACCTGATATACAATTTACAAATAGGAATGGATATCATAGTTGTATTAGAAACTGGGAAGAGTTACATGGACTAACACCTACCAATGACTATCCTAAAATTTATTATGAACCAAAAAAGATAGAAGGATATGAAGATTCTATATTAGTAGATCTATCATCAATATCATTAAAACATAATGGTGATAAGAGAAGTTTTCCACCTGCATATGATCCAAAGGAAGTCACTGCTGAGTATGAAAAAATTAGAAAAAAATATCCTGATAAAAAGTTTATACAAGTTTTCTTTGAGCAAGATCTTGGTTCTCAATCTATAAAAATAGATTCTGATGATGGTGTCTTGGTGACATCTATATTTCATTATTGTGATCTAATGAGATCCTCTTTTGGTATCATTGGATTGTATAGTGGACAAAGTGCCCTTAGTGCTGCTATACTAGAATATAATCCTGATCTTCTTAGTTTCTGTATGGTATCAGAAGCTGTGTATAATAAACATAGTGCTCAAAGTGGTTTCATCTTTGACAAATTAAACTATATTATTATACCTGAGACTGAGGAAGTACAAGACACTTCTATTCATTAATGAATCAATTTAACAACATTCTAATCACAGGGTGTTCATCTGGTTTGGGTGAAGCACTCTATGATGACATATGGAATCATGATGGTTTAAATCCTTTTGGACATTACAGAACAGAGGATGGAGATCCTCATGCTCTAATAGGTGATATTACAGATTCTGATTTTCCAGAAAAATTAGATAATCATATTAGAAAATATGATATCAATTGTTTCATTAATAATGCTGGCATTTATGATGGAGAAATTATTGATACAAATTTAGGATCTCAAATTAGAATGTTGCAAGTAGTTTATAAGTATTTTGTAGAGAAAGGAAAGGGAAGAATTATTAATATAAATTCTCTTGCAGGTCTTTATCCTAATTCTAATGAATCAGTATATTGTGCCTCTAAATTTGGATTGAAAGGATTTTCTGAATCAATACAATTAGATGCAGTTGATACAGGTATAGAAGTCACAGATGTATATCTTGGAGGTGTACAAACTAGAATGACAGAAGATAGATATAATTATGAAAAATTAATGAGAGCTGATGATGTTGCAAGCACAATTGTAGATTTAATTAATACTAAAACTTTTTATGTAAATGCAATTACTTTGAGAAGAAGAAATATATTTAATCCTGATCGTGTAATGTATGATTAAATGAAAGCAGCAGTTCTTGAAAAATTAAATTCACCTCTAGTAATCAAAGAGGTTTTTCCTACACCATTAATGCCAGGTCAGGTATATGTTAAGGTGTTGGCAAGTGGCATATGTGGTGCTCAACTACATGAGATTAGAGGGCATAAAGGTAATGGAAAGTTTCTACCACATCTAATGGGACATGAAGGTTGTGGTATAGTAAAAGAAGTAGGACCAGGTGTTACTACAGTGAAGCAAGGAGATAAAGTTGTAATGCATTGGAGACCTGGTTCAGGTATAGAATCAGAGTTTCCAAAATATCATCTAGGAGATAAAATTATTTCTAGTGGTAAGTGCACAACACTCAGTGAGTTTTCAATAGTATCAGAAAATAGATTGACAACAGTTCCCTCTAATACACCAACAGTTCTTGCTGCTATGCTTGGTTGTTCTTTGACAACAGCATTGGCTATTATTGATAATGAATGTAATTTAAAGTTTGGTGAATCAGTTGCCATCATAGGATGTGGTGGAGTAGGATTGAATTTAATTCAAGCAGCAAAAATGAAATGTGCTGAACCTGTTTATGGTGTAGATATAAACAAAGATATGTTTGAGTTATCTAGAGAGGTAGGTGCTGATTTATTTGCTTATGATTTAGAATATATCCCACATAAAGTTGATGTTATCATTGACACAACAGGAGTTCCAGAAGTTATATCAAAAGCATTTGATAAACTTGCACCAAGTGGTAGATTGATATTAGTAGGACAACCTGCACCAGAAACAACTCTGAATATTTTTAATCCTTTATCTATGTTTGATGGTCAAGGTAAATCTATCAGAGCATCACAAGGTGGTGGAACTAATCCTGATAGAGATATACCAAGATATGTAAGACTTGCTAATGTAAGTAAATTAGATTTTGAGACACTACATACTGATACATTTGCATTAGATGATATCAATGATGCATTTGACTTGCTAAAAACAGGAAATGCAGGTAGAATAATGATTAAGATGGGAGAAGATTTGTAGTGAGAAAACAATGGACTAAGGAGGAGTTGATTGCCTTTGAGGATCGCATAGGTGATCTTTATATGGATAATCAACTTCCTTTTCTATTTCATCTATCAGGTGGAAATGAAGAACAACTAATTAATATCTTCAAGGATATTAAGGAAGGAGACTATGTAATTTCTAATCATAGAAATCATTATCATGCTTTGCTTCATGGTATACCACCTGATGTTGTAGAGGATAGAATTAAGAATGGTAGGAGTATGTTCATCTATGATCGTAAGAGAAACTTCTTTGTCTCTGCAATCATTGGTGGAACACCTGCTATTGCTGCTGGTGTGGCATGGGCACTGAAAAGAAAGGGATCAACCCAGAAGGTCTGGTGCTTTGTTGGAGATGGTACAGAGGATAATGGACACCTCTCAGAGGCAGTTAGATATGTAGAGGGATTTGATCTACCTTGTAAATTTATTATAGAAAGTAATGACAGGTCATGTGAAGCATCTAATCAGGACAGATGGGGTAAGACAGCTCATCCAGAATATAATTCTGATCATGTTATTAAGTATCATTATGAGCCAACATATCCTCATTGTAGAAAACCTGGTATGATAGATTTGTCTAAGACAAATAAGAAAACTGATAATGAATATTTCCCACCTCTGAAAGAACCAAATATAATGACTTACTTAGGTAAGGATTGGGTAGCACCACAGGCATCTTACAAAGATGCAATGATAGAATCAATGACACAACTAGGAAAGTTAGGTGCTATCTTTATTGGATATAATGTAAAGTATGGTAATGCCATAGGCACATTAAAGAATGTTCCTGATGATCAGAAGTTAGAAACACCAGTAGCAGAAAACCTGATGGCAGGTCTTGCTATTGGTATGTCATTTGAAGGATTCTTACCAGTTCTTTATTATGAAAGACATGACTTTATGATGGTTGCTGCTGATGCTATTATTAATCACATTGATAAGATAGAAAGAATATCTCATGGTGAGTTTAAATGTCCTATTATTATCAGAGCAGTGACTGCTGATGCTGGACCTTTCTATTCTGGTATCACACATTCCCAAGACTTCACTGAAGTATTCAGAAGAGCAGTTAGTTTTCCTGTTTTAGATCCAGTTAATGGTGCTGGTGTTACTAGTTGTTTACTTGCTGCTAGAAGAAGTGGAAAACCATGTATGATAATAGAAAGAAAATCTAGGTATTGATGGAAAAGAAAATCCTAGTGATAGGAGACAGTTGTATAGATTCATATGCATACTGTAAATCTACAAGACTAGCACCAGATAAACCTGTTCCAGTATTAGAAGTATTAGATACTATCAATACACCTGGCATGGCATATAATGTTTTTCGTAATGTAGTATCACTAACAAAGTTTCCAAAAGGAATAGATCTTCTAACAAATGAAAGATATGAAGATGTTGTCAAAACAAGATATGTTGACGCATTTAGTAATCATATGTTCATGAGAGTTGACTCTGTGGTTAATATTGATAGAATAAAAGAGAATAATATTAAAGGTGATTATGATAGTATAATCATCTCAGATTATGATAAAGGATTTTTGACAACAGAGGATATTAAGTACATATGTACTAATCATTCTCAAGTGTTTTTAGACACTAAGAAAATTCTAGGTAACTGGGCAAATGCTGCTAGATTTATTAAGATCAACAATCATGAGTATGAAAGATCTAAAGATTATTTCCAGAACACCAATGTTCAAGATAGGGTGATACAAACCATGGGATCAGATGGATGCTATTTTAATGGTAAACAATATCCTGTAGAACAAGTAGAGGTTATGGATTTATCTGGAGCTGGTGATACATTCATGGCAGCATTAGCAGTTAAGTATACTGAGACAGAAGATATAGATTCTAGCATTACATACGCAAATTCTTGTGCAGCAAGAGTTGTTAAAAAAAGAGGAACTACAGTAGTATGAGAAAAGTTATTCTAACTGGATCTGATGGATTCATTGGCAGTTCATTCAAAAAAACTCTCAGTAAAACTTGGGATGTTGTTGAAGTTGAAAAACATAATTGTTGGAGTTTCTTATTAACATTTAAGGATTGGAGTCAGGTTGATTTTATATGTCATCAGGGTGCTAACTCCTCAACAGTTGATAAAGATTTATTTGATATCTGGAAAACAAATACAGAGTTTAGTTTGAATTTATTTCAACTAGCAATAGAACATCAGATACCTGTGAAGTATGCATCATCTGCATCTGTATATGGTCTGACAAATGATACAATGAATCCATTAAATTATTATGCTATATCAAAACTTACTGTAGATTATTGGGTTAGAGATAATATTAAAGACTTTAAACATATTCAAGGATTTAGATATTTTAATGTGTATGGTGATGGTGAAGAAGAAAAAATAATTAGAGATCAATCTAGTCCAGTAAGTAAGTTCATATATCAGGCAAAGAAAGATGGAGTGATCAGAGTATTTGAAAATTCTAAAACATATTTCAGAGATTTTATTTGTGTAGATGATCTTTTAAATATCATATTAGATAATACCAGAGAGTCAGGAATATATGATTTAGGTACAAGTAATCCAAGATCATTCCTAGAGGTTGCAAATATTGTAGCAAAGTATTATAATGCACATGTGGAGTATGTTCCTTTCCCTAAACATTTAGAAGGTAAGTATCAAACATACACAATGGCAAAACCTGAGTGGGGTAACTACAAATTCAAAACAATAGAAGATTATGTCAAAGATAGTCTGGACTAATGGATGTTTTGATCTACTACATCCTGGTCACATAGAACTGTTCAAAGTTGGCAAATCATTAGGAGATAAACTCATAGTGGGTTTAGATTCTGATGAAAGAGTCAGTGAAATGAAGGGTTATACTAGACCAATAAATACCTTTGAAGATAGGAAGGCAATTCTTGAAGCTATAAAATATATTGACCTTGTGTTAGAATTTGATAGTGAAACAGAATTAGAACACCTTATACAATTATACAAACCTGACATCTTGATTGATGGGGGTGACTGGAGGCATGCAAATGGAGTGGGTAGACAATATGCGAAAGAGGTTAGATTCTTTGATAGAATCAAAGGGTGGAGCAGTACCAGAATTATCCAGAGATGCGCAGATGCAGGCGAGTGATCCAATTAAGTTTGTATCCAAAGGATGGGGATATGAAAAGTGGATTGCTAACAGTCCTCTTTATTGTGGTAAACTTCTTTTCATAGCAAAAGGTAAAAAGTGTTCTTGGCATTATCATAAGTTGAAGGATGAAGTATTCTACATTCAAAGTGGTGCTATTGAATTAGCATATGGATGGGATGAAGATAAAAGATTATCTAAAACTACTACATTAATACAAGGAGATAAGTTTCATGTTCCTGTTGGTTTGAAGCATCAGATGTTTGCTTTGAAAGATACTGAATTATTTGAGTTCTCTACTCAACACTTTGATTCAGATAGTAATAGAATAGAGAGGGGAGATTAATGAGATACTGTGTTGATATTGATGGAACTATTTGTACACTCACACCAGATCCTAAAACATATGAAGATGCAGAACCTTGGAATGATAGAATAGAAACTATCAATAAGTTGTATGATGAAGGAAACCATATCACATATTTCACTGCCAGAGGAATGGGTAGATTTTGTGATAGTCCAGATGCAAGTGTGAAAGCATCTGCCCTTTTGTTTGATCTCACTGAGAAACAACTAAAGGATTGGGGATGTAAATATCATGAGTTGATATTAGGTAAACCACATGCTGATTTCTTTATAGATGATAAAGCAATACAATGTGATGATTTCTTTAATGACAAATGAAAATTTTAGTTACTGGACATAAAGGTTTTATTGGTAGCCATGTCTATGAACATCTTACAAAAATAGGATATGAAGTTGATGGTTTAGATAAACCAGATGATGTTCGTGATATCATCAGATTTATTGCATGTAATGGTGTAAAATATAATGTCATCATTCATCTTGCAGCATATGCTGCACTTAGAGACAGTGTTGAAAATCCAGATAAGTTTTGGGATAATAATGTAGTAAAGGCAAAAAGATTATTTGATTATTGTGGTAGAAATAATATTAGATTATTGTATGCTAGTTCTGCTGGTGCTCATGGATGGTGGCAGAATCCATATGCCATTACAAAAAAAGTAAATGAATTCATGGCACCTGATAATAGTGTGGGTATGAGATTCTTTAATGTATGGGCAGAGAAAGGTAGTAGAGATGATATGTTATATGAAATGTTAAAACAAGGAACTGCACAGTATATCACAAGACATAGAAGAGATTGGATTCATGTGCATGATGTAGCAAGAGCAATCTGTTATCTCATACCTGATAAATTTAGAGGTGTATTAGATATAGGAACAGGAAAAAATTATTCTGTTCTTGAACTTGCTATGAGAATGGGTAAGAGTGATCTTCCCATACTAGACCACACTCCAAATGAACCAGATAGTTTATGTGCTGATATCACTCAATTGACAAAACTAGGATGGTTTCCTACAATAGACATAATGGAATTGCTACATGGATAGAAACAAAGCAGCATATAAATTAAAAAACTTTGGTCCTGTATATTGTATCAATCTGGATGAACAACCAGAAAGATGGATGTATATGCAGGCTCAGTTTAAGTATTGGGAAGTAGAAAACTTTGAAAGAATCTCTGCATATGATGGTAGAGAAGATGACCTGAGTGATATATTAAAGGGTAGATATCCTGATCACATGTCAAGTGGTGAGGTTGGTTGCACTACATCACATCTAAAAGCAATCAGACATTGGTTAGATACATCTGATAGTCCATATGCAATCATGATGGAAGATGATTGTAGTTTAGATCTAGTAAGTTACTGGAACTTTACTTGGAATGATTTCATGGCAAAGGTTCCTTATGATTGGGATCTAGTTCAGATAGCAGTGATATGCACAGGTGATGTGAATCTAAGAATACATAAGAGATTTGTAAATGAGTTCTCTACTGCTTGCTATGTCATCAGCAGACATCATGCAGAGAAGATGATGAGACTTCACTGGAGAGGGGAAGACAAGTATAGATTGGATAATGGTGTGAAACCTAGAGCAGTTGCTGATGATCTCCTATACAATTCTGGTAACACATACACTATTCCTCTTCTTTTATACAAACTAGAGATGGGTTCATCAATACACCCAGAGCATATTGATGTCTTTCATAAGGGTAACTATGAAGCTCAGTTTGCTTACTGGAGTCAGAATGGTGCTTCAACTACTATAGATCATCTAATGGACTATGATCCATATCTTGGGAGGATAGTAGAATCCACACTCAATGAATAACTTGACAAAATGTTAAAGATCAGATATATTATAACTGTCACATGTGACAGTTGACATAAATAACATTATACAAAGGACTCGAAAGATCGTAACCCTATGTAGATGTAAAAAGTTTTCTATGTCGAGAAAACTACCATCCGCAAGGGTTTTTATATTGCCCATGCGAGACAATACAATAAAAAAATGTTTAAACCTCTATTAGCAGCTGTTGCTGCATCTCCATTCATCGCTACATCTGCTTTTGCAGGTCCATACGTTAACGTTGAATCTAATGTTTCATATCCAGATGGCGAGTATTCTGGAGCAACTACAGATATCCATATTGGATATGAAGGAACAAGAGGCAAACTTGGATACTACATTCAAGGTGGTCCTGCATTAGTTGCAGTTGATGGAACAGATGGTTCTGAGGGAGAGATCTCTGGTAAGGTTGGTGCTTCATATGCAGCAACAGAAACTTTAGGTGTTTATGGTGAACTATCACTTATCACAACTGAAGTCAACAATGATGACCAGAAGAACTGGGGTGCTAAGATTGGTGCTAAGTTCAACTTCTAAATATTGTTGAGACCTTATCGTGCGGTCTCTGCAAAAGGAACAAACCCAAGACTCTTGCATTGCAAGGGTCTTTTTTTATGCTAGAATATTTGTATGAAAAAAATATTAGAAGTTATTACTCATCCTGTTACCTATTCCAACTTACTAATTATAGGTTCATTCATAATGATAGAGTTCTTCCATACACAGGCACATTACAAAATGGAAGTAGATGTTCATGGATATTGTCACCAATATAATATTAAAAACCCAAATGCATTTGTTGAAGATGAGGAAGATTGGTAAACTAGAGTGTGTAGATATTGTTACATAAGATTAAATTATCATATATATAAGCATTGTTTTACTAGGTGTGGATATCCCTATGTTAAGAAATTTGACAAAATTTAATATTTTATATATAATATAGTTACATAAATTAATAAAACTTCAATGACTGTTACAACTGAGTCTGGTGGTAGACAAAACATGTATCCATCTGAAACAAAGTCATACATTGATGAGTCTATCTCATATGATGGCTACCCACAAAATGCAGAGAAGGTCAATGGTCGTTGGGCTATGATTGGTTTCGTTGCATTACTTGGAGCATATGCTACAACAGGTCAAATCATTCCTGGTGTATTCTAATGACTTCATCTACAACAACAAAAACACCTTCCAACTACTGGAAGGATGCAGAACAAATAAATGGAAGGTTAGCAATGATGGGATTCATTGCAGCATTCATAAACTATGGTTTCACAGGTTGGATTATTCCAGGCTTGTTCTAAATGAAACTTAATTCACAATTCACAATTACTAAAGAGGAAAAACTCATGACTCCAGAAGCAGAAAGATTTAATGGTTGGGCAGCAATGCTTGGTT